GACCACCCTATGAGTCAGGGCATGGGTCTTCCCGCTTCCTGCACCCGCTAGACAAGCCGCAGGCTGGTTCTCCGGATGCTCCACTACTTTTAGCTGCTCTTCGTTCAATATAGAGGGGTCATATGCCTTCATTTGGGCTCCAATAGACTAATACTTGAAGGAAACTCAATTTTCGAACCTCCTTTGAGGAATACATTAATGATCGTACTGACACAGAATAAACCCCTCGGATCAGGTGACTTGAATCTTCTCATTAGAAATGAGAGTGGAAACCTCTATGACCCATCAGCAATAACTTACTCTATTTTTGCCATAGACCCCAATTCTAAAGCAGAGACTTTGGCCACCATGCCTAATCAAGTTCCTTATAGAGATGGTCAAGGACTATACTCAGTAAGAATGACTATCCCCACTACCTGGAAAGGCTTTTTCAAGCTTGTATGGTATGTTACTCAATATGCCGGTAATGCCTATAATACTATTTTTGAAGAATTTCAGGTCGTTAATTTCGATCCAGCCACCTCAAGCTTCGAAGCCGCTTCTGTTCTTGTGACTTCAAAACCCGGATTAAGTGCTGCAACTGCTAAACTAGTTATGATGGTGAGAGAGCTTCTTTCTGATACTAATCCTGATAGAAATTATCACTTTAGACCTCCTACTCCCGCTAAAACAGTAGCAAATTTTACTCAAAGAGTTGGGTTCATATGGACTGATGATACCATCATAAGGATGCTTCAATTTGCGATAGCCCAAATGAATTGGATTAATCCTTTGAATGTCTATAGCTACACAATAGAAACAGCCCCAACAGATTGGGGCATGATTGCCACTATCGGAGCCGCCGCTAAGTGTCTATCTGCTGAAGCTTCTCGTTGGGCCGCTGAAGAGTTTGGTTATTCCTTAAATGGAGTCAGCCTAGATATTAATAAAGCAAGCACTTACCAATCTTTGGGAGATGCTTATGCAAATGAATTCAAGGAAATAGCTACTCAAGCCACTTTGAATAGACCCTTCTCAGCCGGATTGAGACAACAACGCTTCTTGTTGTAAGGCATACATGATACAAGACCTGATTATTTTAAATAGCTCGTTTACCGGATCTAGGGATTTATACTGGGTAGATGACCCCAATCCTAAAGTTGTTGGTTATAACATCTATAGAGCTTATAATTATCCAGATTTATGGGAAAAATTGAATACTTCTCCCTGGCCCGGTCATTTATATAGGGATGAAACTATCCTAACTCCGGTCATCTATACTGTCCAACCAACCGATTGGGTATCATTTGGAATTGATGGCCAATGGATAATCAAAGTTCCCGATATTCTATGGAGTGCTGCCGTAAAGGGTAGGGCTACAATATCTAATCATCCAGACGATGTATCTTTGATGGTGAATGGGACCTCCCTTCGTCCCGGCAGAGTCGATGGCCAAGAGGGTTTAGTTTATCTATCTCAAGTCGATACGTTAGTTGCAAATGGAAGCACTGAAACTAGTGCTTATAACCCATTACTATTGGCTCAAGAATTAAACCCCGATCTTTCCCCTTCAGATGTATCGGCTGTAGTAACATACAAAAAATTAACTAATTATGTTGATATCTTTATGTCTACAGTGGGGACTTTTTATGCTGTAGTCCCTGTTTTAAATAATGGGACTGAAGAACATACCCCTGGATCTGTTGGGACACCTATTGGAAATACCCTAGAAGTAGATAGCATGGATTTCATGCAGGCTGAAATGGTTCGCCGCAATCAGTGGATTTTTGAACAAAGTGGAGAACCTGCTTATTTGATGATAAGAAAGACCAAAGGAGTTATTTGCGCTTGCACTATTTCGAATAATGAACCTAGAACTGGTTGCCCTTCCTGTTATGAGACTGGGATTGTTGGTGGCTATTACGGTCCTCTGGATATTTTGTTCATTGATCCCGATGTCGCGGCTGTAAGAACGCTTGATGAAGGCGGAGCTAAAGTTGAAAGAACTTCTAGAAGCTATCTAACTAGAACACCCATTATTCATGCGGGGGATATGATTGTAAGACGTAATGGGGAACGTATGGTAATTGCAAACCCTGTGTATAAAACACCTAGGGGAGTTCTTCTACAACAAGATTTTGATGTAGAATTATTGCAACCTAAAGATACTCGCTATCTGATTCCATTAAGTACTAATCCACCACCAATTATTGTTGATCCTAGATATCAGAATGTCACTCCTGCTGATGAACCTGTAACTAGTCCACTAAACGCACCTCCTACAGCTACACTATGGGAAAACAAAATTAAACCTGAAGGCAGAACGGTTGTCTTCGGAAACATCATGACCTAAGGAGCAATAAAATGCGAATCAAATCTAAATTATTTTCTAAAAGATCCGCTGATTGGGGTCTAGATGACAAATGGATTGGGCGAGAAGATACTAGAGCCGTTAATTCTGTGTGGTATGGTATAGCTAAAAAGCTTGACCAATTAAAAGAGACCCTTCAAGTAAAGGGCAGACCTTTAGGTCAATTTCTAGCCAAACATCCAGTATCCGAGCTTTTTTCCTCTCAAGATCCTGAAGTTAAAAGAACTGGTTACCAGCTTAGATCCCTTATAAATCAATTTGTTTCTAACGAATTTGAAGAGTCTGTGCTTAATAGATTTAAAGCTCATGCTGGGAATAATGTAACTGATTGGTTAACTAAAGGTAAAACTAGCTCTAAAAAGAAAGCTGATAATTCCGATACCGGACTTCGTATGCATCCTGATTATGGAGAAGAAGGGTCCTATACCTCTGAAGCTAATAAAGAAAACTCCAAAGAATCGTCTAAGCAATTCAATTTTAAGGCCAAATTCCTTACCGCTGATATGGGACTATCCTATGGAAGTAAAATCAAAGTCATTAAAGAAGTATCCGATCCTGGATCTTTGATTCCCGCTGTGGGAGTTGAGGGTAAGTTTATAAGCCCCACGCGGTCCTGCTCCTGGATGAACTGGAGAAGGCCCTGAAAGACCCCGAACATCCAGAGGGTGTAAGAATATTTTTCAACCCGGATGAAATCAAAGCCATTTAAAATTAACTTTCCAACCCTATGTGAAAGAGGTATTCTATGCCAATAACCCATACAAAATTAGCTGAGGCTATTGCTGATTTCGTCAAAACTGTTGATACTGAGGTAGCAACTTCTCCATTTGCCCAGAAAGCCCCTGGCATTGATTCCACTCAGCCTAACCCTCTAAGCCCTATAATGGGGGATGAGACCTTCTTCACCTATTTGATTCCCGGAAGTGCCTTTGAAGCCCACGATGGCTCTCAGTGGGTCATTACGGCTTACGATTGGGACTCTAGAGTAGAGATTCAGAACCGCTGGTATCCAAGACAAATTGCCAATGTCGGAACTTCTGATATTCGTAGATCCATTGCTATGTGGGTTGACCCAGTGAACGTAAAGGTTCCTCCTCCTGTGGCTGTAGCTGACTACCTGAATTAAAGGTGTCCAATGATAGACCTAACAGGGGAGAACCTATCTTCCTATCTACTCAGAGAAATCAGAGACCTTGTAAATAGGAATCCCCGCTTCAGAAATTTAGGTGGGGATGTCACTGTACATACAAATACAATGGTAGCCTGGGGGGATTTAAGGGTTACGATTGATTCTATTGCCTCTGAGGGCACCCGATTGAGTAGTGACTATTTTATGTCTACCCAATATGGTAGAGCCGTTTTATGCAAATTAGAAAATGCTGATGGTCTATTTATTGAATGGGTACAGGAACTAAAGAACAAATCAACTTTTCCAAAATCCGGAATCTATTATCTAAATGTTGATTCTGTTGATGAAAGCACACGAGAAGTCGGGCTAACCGTGCAACAGTATAGATGGGTAAATGCTTCATCCTCTTATGCCACTGGATCGCTAGTTTATTTTGCTCCCGGCATTAATGTAGCTTCTGTTGTACCAGTTGATCCCACAATTCAATACACCTTGCAGGGTAATAATATCGCCATTAACTCTTTTAGTAATAATCTGTTACAACTAAAAATAGGGTCTAATCATTTAGTCCCAATGACCGATTTTTGGTATCAACGAAATCAAGAAGAAGTAATTACTACTTCTACTGTCCTAGGAGTTCAGAGTATAAATCTTCCTATTGCAAATTACCTATCTATGTCAATTGTAGATCAAGATGATTATACTTTAGTGTTGAATAAAGATTATGTTATGGAGGGACCAGGAAGAATTTCTACTTCAGCTTGGACTCCAGCTAATTCCACCTTAACTGCTACTTTTATCGTTAAAGCTGACCCCTCTCAAGTTTTAGCCGCTCACCCAGAAAATAATATTGCTACCCTGGCCCCAGATGAACTACTTGCTACAGGAGAAACAACTTTTTATAGTTCTTCGGGCAATCTCTATAGTGATTCTGATTTCACCAATATTAATGGGGCTATTTGGCTAAACACCCTTCTTAATACCGGTGACTTTTATAGCTGGCAAACAAAAATGAATGAAGGGCAGTTCACTGTATCTGCTCATAAACTTGCTATTAATAAGGATATCATCCCAGGATTGTCAATCGCAATTGGAGATCAAGTTTTTGTTGGAGATCAGTGTGCTATTTTAGTATCTCCAACAAATTCTGAAGTTTATGAAATATATGGGTCTAAGGACAACATTTCCTTCGACATCAAAGTTAAAGCAAATGATCGTATGACAGCCTCAGAGATATCAGAAGTTATCAAATCATATCTCCTAGTAAATGGGAGAAATAGAATGGAAACTGCTGGAATTACAATCTTTGAGATAAGTAAAAATTCAGAAACGGATGCAAGAGACTCTTCCTCTACCGCTCCCTCTACTACCTATACTTTAGGAGTTTCTGGTATGGCAGATTGGGAAGTAAGGGTACCATTAGTTACCAGAATAGCCCAATTCTCAATAGATGTGAGTGAAGACTTGGCAGTTTCAGATTTTCCTGGCAAAGCAACTCCACTATCTAGAATAACAGCTTTTGGTAATTCAAGATTTTTACCGTATTATAGTTAATGTAGCCCATTAAAGGAGAAATTATGGCTCTTAGAGAATATAAGTGTGAATGTGGTGTTCTTACTGAGAAGGTAATTCTTGGGTCAAAAGAAGTTCCAATGTCAATTTCTTGTTCTAAATGTGGGGGAGTGGCTGTTTTTATGCCAATGCCTTCTAGCGTGTCTTTAGGACGTTCTACTTTTTCAGAAGCCCCTTTGGATATTATGATTGGCAAAGATGCCAACAGAAAATGGGAGAGCATTCATGCTCAGCAAGAAGTCAGAGATAAAGTTAGAAAAGAAACCGGATCTGTTGGGCTCACTATGACGAAAGAAGGTTATGCTCCAATTTCGGAAGAGACCAAGGCAAAAAGAACTGAGGCGACTGAGGTTCTGGCTAAGACAGGACATAAGCCAAAGTATGATAGTTCGACAGATGCAAAAATCTTAGGAGCGTAAGTGTAAAGAAAAACATCTTTCAGAACCTTATTTTGAACGGATTTTATATTCTAAGGGCTATTGAACTGCTGAATTATACCTCAAGGGAGAGAACACATGGCACTTTTTGCACAGTACACCAAACCAGGAGTTTACACAAGAGAGACCGTAAGCAACCCCGGTACTATTCTATTCGGGAACTTGAGAATTCCTGTCTTTGTTGGAGAAGGTGCTGAACAGCTTACAGTTAGCAATCAATCTCTACATCGTGGGTCAAGCGCAGTAGCCGATGACTTGGTTGTAAATGAGAATCTTTCTTCTCAGTTTTATGACAATAGTGGCAATGCTCTTCCCCCCAAGAGACAGTTCGCTCTCTCCTATTTCCCTGTAGTCAAGGGTGATGGAACTGGAACTACAACTTCTACTACTACGGATATCACTGTTCTTGCTAATGGTGTTCCTGTGGTAATTACCGCTTTAGACGGAACTACTGGTGTCTTCCAGACTCAGGATTTGTATGTTGCTGGTACCTCCCTAACCGCTACTTACAACTTCAAACGTAAGGATACCGCTTTCTCTGATAATGTATCCAATCAGGTTCCCGCCTTCGCTACTTGGACTGCACAAGCCAATTTGGTCTTGTCTCTAAGCAACCCAGGCGCTTTGGGCAACAATGTTAGCCTAGCTCTAACCAAGGTAACTCCTACTACTGATTCCTTAGCGGTATCCGGAATCGGTTCTGATGCTATCTCTATCGAACTCCAACAGATGCCTAAGAGCATTGCTGTTGGAATTGCAATTTCCTCTAACTCTGGGGCTAAGACTTTCACTCGCGCTTCTGGTTCTTGGATTACTGATGGTGTCAAAGTTGGTGATTCTGTTATCCTAGCAAATTTCGGAGGAACTCAGGCTCCAAATGATGGAACTTTCACTGTCACTGTTGTTGATCCAGGCGGATTGGTCATCACTGTCTCTCAAGCAGTTTCAACTGCCGGGGCTGACAGCACTGGAACCGTAACCCTAGTTGCTCTAAGAACTCTCAACCAGCTAAGCAATTTAATCGCTTCTGGTATTGCTACCGCTGATGGTGGTAACCTAGTGGTTACTTCTATTGCCACTGGTCACGGTGGAGATGGTGCTGTTGCTGTTGGAGCCACAACTTTTGCTGGTGGTGCTGGACCTTCCTCAAATGTAACTTTCCAAGTTACTCAGTTCCCAATCGTAGATGGAACTAATGGTGGAGTAGTCACTTCTGACCCAACTAAAGTATCGGTTACCGTTAATAGCGTCAAGGTTCAAGTTCAGGCTGTCGATGGACCTAACGGTCTAGTCACCCTAGCCAACCCTGTAACCTTTGGCCAGACTGTCATTATCAGCTACTACGCTAACAACTATCAAGATACCTATGATCTTCTACCTTCTAGCAATGTTTCCTCTATCTCTATGGTGGGTTACGGTCCTGATCGTGCTGACTTCATCGAAGGACAGGACTACGTTCTAGAGACTCTACCTAATGGTGATTCTGCCATTCTATGGGGTGCTTCGGTAACTGATGCTACTGGTCAATGGACCGCTGGCTACACTCCTTTTGACGCTTCTCATGTTGTTGCTTCAATGGTTGATGAAAAGGTCTACTTACAGCAAGCAAGTGGCGTTGTAAATGGCAAAAATGCTGTCTTCACTCTACCTGATGTCCCCACCGATAGCTCCGGTCTAGATCGTGCTACTAACAATCCTGCTCTAGTCCAGGTTTATGTGGGAACCTCCCCCGCTGCTGCCTTGGCTGCTGGCGCGGTAAGAGTCATCCAGGTCATTGGTAATTCGGCCACTGTCAAACTATACAATCCTCCAACCTCTGGAAATGTATATGCTTCTTACTATCGCAATGTAATCAACGATCACACCTTTACTCTAGCCGTTAAAACTGCTGGTGTAACTGGACAAGGAACTTACACTATCTCTAATGAAACTGGAGCTATTATTCCTCCAGTTACCGTAGGAACCTCTGCCGTATACGAAAGCAATTTTGCCACTACAGGAATTGTTTGGCCCGTAGCAAATGGTCTATCTATTCCTGACCTATTCACTGTCGCCAGCAAATCTCCTGATGAAACTATCACTGTCACTTTCCAAAATGATAGCCTAGCCTATACCACTCAGTTAGCTGCTCAAGCCTCTGCTGTTGGAGTTGGTAGCTCTGCAAATGCTGGACTACTATTCACTGCTCAAACTCCTGGTTCTTTCGCTAACGGATTCACTGTTCAGCTTGTATCTGCCGCTGGTGCTGATGGAGCCGCCGCTCTAGTTGTGACTGGAAATAATGCTCTAACCATCAACATTGTAAAAGGTGATAGCTCTACTAGAACCCTACAAGATGTAATCACCCTCCTAACTACTTATGCTGTTGATACAGTTCTAGGAACTTCTCCTACTACTCAGATCATTGCTTCTTTGGTTCCTGGTTCCGGTATTCCTTCTTCCACTCAGGTAACTGTTGGTGGTGTGGCTACCCTAGCCGGTGGACAGAACCTAGCTACTACCCCTTATGCTAATCGCTACAAGGTAACTTCTTCCAGAACCTCTGGACAAGTCCTAGCAGATGGCTTCTCCCTAACTGGTGGTGCTACTACTCCAGCTTATGCTAACTGGTCTGGTGGTGGAACCCCTGTAGGAACTTCTGGCTACTTAAACCAGACTTACATTGATGCTGGAACTGGTGTCAAGTTCACTCTAGTCAATCCTCTAGATGCTCTAAACTTTGGCTACACTGTCCTACCCTCTCCTTCTTATCACTATCGTCCAGGTGATACCCTCACCTTCATCGTTAGTAAAGCTGCTGGTCGCGTGACTTCAGTTGTTCCAACAATCGCTATGCCAGGATTGAAGGTTGAAGTTGTCTCAACCTACGGAATGAGAGATTCTGGCGGAGGTTCAGTTAACCCTGATACCAACATCATCACCACTTACAACAAGTCTGGCAATACCCCCGCTGTTGGTGATTTCTACTATGCCACCTACTCGGTAGCCAAGACCGCTGCTGATATGGCACTAAGACTCTACACTAACACTGCTGATGCTTACGCTGCTTATGGTCAGCCTACTCCTTCTAATAAGCTCTCTCTAGCTGCCATGCTTTATGTGCAGAATGGTGGACAAATCTTTGCCTGCTTGCAGGTTCCAACTGATACCGGTCTAACCACCGCTTCTGATGAAACCTACATGTCCGCTATCGCTTCTCTAGCTGCTCCCCTACCCGGAAGCAATCGCAAGTGCGATATGATTCAGCCCCTAACTTCTTCTCCTGTGGTTATTCAGTATCTAAACCGCTACCTCATCACTCAGGCCGCTCAACGTAATTCCGGTGAAGCTACCTCAGTCTATGGTTTCAGTTTCTACGATACCCCCGATACCATGAGATCATCTGCTCGTTCCATCGCTTCTGACAGAATGACTGCAATGGGTGTTACCGGAGCCCTAATCTCCCTAACCACTGGTGGCAAGACTGCTCAGTACGCTGTTGGCGGAGAGTTCGTTGCCGCTGCCATGGCTGGTGCAATCATTAACCCCGCGATTGACGTAGCTACTACACTAACTCGTAGCAGCCTAGTTGGTTTCGATAGCTTAATTGCCTCCTACGATGAGCCCACCTTGGACCTAATGGCTGGTGACGGTATTACCTGCCTCTACAATAACAATGGTTCACTACAGATTCGTCACTGGGTAACCACTGATAATTCTTCAGTGCTAAAGAGAGAACCTACTAGCCGCTTGATTGTGGATTACACTCGCAAGCAGGTTCGTTCCGCTCTAGACCAGTTCATTGGCCGTAAGCTACTACAAACTGCCTTGAATTCTATCTCCATCGTAACTAGCTCTACCTTGGGAACCTTAGTTGCTAATGAAATCATCGAAGGCTACAAGAATCTAGTAGTCACTCCCGATGCCTCCGATCCTACGGTAGTTCATGTGGCCTTCACCTTAAAGCCCATCTTCTCCCTACTTTGGATTGATGTAGCTCTAACAATCACCACCAGCCTTTAATTGATAATGGGGGACTAAACCTCCCCCATTTTTTCCTTTGGATAAATAATGAAGATCCATCCAGTAGTACAACATCTAAACAATATTGTCACTGTCACCCTACAGCCTAGTTTTGTAGGAGATGTAACTGATGCTTCAGATAGACAAAGGATTGCTGCTTATGGTGATCCTATTGTCAATATGTCTGGCACCTTTACTGATTCTGTGTCCATGCAAACCTTTACTTTTTCAGTAGCCGGATCGACATATAATGTTGGAATCACAACTGCTCTATCTAGTAGTCCAGTTAGATTTATGTCTGCTCTTCCTGTTGCCCTTCCTGGTCAACCCGCTGTAGTTCAAGGAACTTTAGACTGCATTACTGGATCTACTGTTACTCCAGTTAACGCCGCCACTGCCTGGGCCGCTGAAATGGATACTCGTATTCAAGCCGCTATGACTTCTCTAAGAGCAATTACCCCTGCTCAGTTAACTCAACTTCCTGATGCAACAGCCTAAAGGTAACAAAATGAAATCTAACATGATGAGAAAAAGGGCTATAGCCGAAGTAGAATGTTCCGACTGTAAGGATAAAGGGATCATATGTGATAAACATAATCCTCAAGTCAAAGAACTGGATCTTCCTCAAAAAACTAGCAACCCCTCAAAAGAGTATGAAAAGGATAAAACTTATCAGGATAAGGAAGGCTCTTTGGAAAAAGAAGCCGATGTCAATGATACTGCAAAACAGATCCTTGATTATGTAAAAACAAAAAGAATGGCCCTAGCCGATTTGCTCAATAAGCGTGGCGAAAATGCTTTAGCAGCGAAAGTTGTTACCGATTTGCAGCAAACTGTTCCCGGTGCAACTAGATTAAATACAGGAATGCTAGCTGGAGTAATAGCAAAATATCTAGTTAACTTAACCCAAAAATCTTTAAATGAGAAGGTTGTAGCCCCATTTAGTGATAGCCAATTTCTTCAAGAAATTGCACCAATCGTAGAAAGAAAGCAATCTTCATTAGAAGAGCCACAGCATAAAGAGGAATTACCAATGGATAAACATTCAAAATTGAATCTCAAATTAGCCGCAGAAGGTGGAGCAGCCGAAGAGTCTGAATCTGAAGAACAAACTTCAGTCGATTCTGGTATAGTCTCTCTTCTAGAGGCTGCAAAAAATGAGTGGACCAATCTGGGCGATCCTGTCAATCCTGCAACATGGCCTAAGGAAGTAGAAAGGGCCATTCTAGCCCTCAATGAGTCTATTGTGAAGGCTATCCAGTCAACTCAGGATAAACTCGCTGAAGGCGACTTCTATTCCAAGAACGTAGATGAGGGTGTGGATTCTGTTGGTGGTGGAACCGGCCTTGATGATTTGAATATTGCCCCTGCCGAAGAGACCCCCAATAATGAGCTACCTCTGGAAGAAGCTCCTGTGGACAATAAAGCACTAATGAATGATAAGATGTCCTCTAAGACTGCCTCCTCTGAAATCACTTCTACTGAAACCAAAAAGGCTCTTAAATTCACTCAGGATCTAGGCGAAAAAGTTGCTGGAATTTTCTTCGATTATAAGAAAACCGTAGAAGTTGCTAATAACTCTGCTCTAGTTAAATCTGCTGGTGAAGATATGGTTCGTCTAAAAACGAAACTAGCTGAAGTAGAAAAAGTTCTAGACAAGCAACTTGACGTTCTAACCTTAGCTGAAGACTCCATTGAAGATGCTAAGAAACAGCAATCAAAGAAGTCTTCTAAAGAGTGCTGTGGAAAGTGTAAGAAAGACGAAAAATGCGAATGCACTTCTGGTGGCAAATGTGAATGTGTGAAAAAGGCTAGCAAATCAGTCAATTGTGAAGAGTGCAAGAAGCCCTTTAGCCCCAATAAGCCAGATCATAAAATTTGTCAACAATGCCATAAGTCAAAGAGCCAGAAAGAAGCTGCTTTCAAGGGCCAACCTGAATCTGTAAAGAACAAAGCTGAAGAGATTGTAAAAGAATTAAAGAAGAAGCCAGAGTTTAAGGGAGATGACCCAGACTATAATCCTTGGGCTGTTGCTTTAAGTCAAGCTAAAAAGACACTTGGAAAAGAATCATCAATGAAGTTTATGGGCCTATCTCTTGCCTCCGAAGAGTAATTTAAGGAAACAATATTTTAATCTCTTAGAAAGAGGAGTATAATTCAAATGGCCGACAACTATCTTTACCTTCAAGGAACTAGCGCACAAACTAAAACCGTAGTTTCGAGCAGGTTCAAAATTTTCTCCGGCATTGTTGATGTGGGTAAGTTTGTTAAAATGGGTGTAACTACCTCATTTAACGTTTCCGAAACCAAGAATGTCGATACTGTCCGTGGTCTAGGCTATGGTGATCAGATCGCAGAACTAGTCCCCGGTGTGACCCAGCCAATGTCCTTGACTGTCAATCGTCATGCTCTATACCTCGCCAATATCATGCAGATGTTCGGTTACAAGGCAGGCGTAAGCGGTCTAGTTAGATCCCTCAAGCACCACAAGTGGCCATTTGATATCAAGACTGAGATCGTCTTCTCCGAGCTAGCTTCAGATGATCCAAATGTTGGACAGGCTGTAAGAGCCGATGTCCCTAATGAGGGTGGACTTAACAATCTAGGTAATCCCGGTCTATATGCTGTAGTCACTGTTTATCTCGGCTGTTGGATGACCAATTACTCCACCGCTTATCAGGTTGAGCAGGCCGCTGTATCAGAAGATGCCACTATCATGGTTTCTGATATCCAGGACGGTATGGGCTCTGTTTACGGTGAGTTCATCGACAGCGGTAATAGTGCTGCTGATGCCACTGGAGCTTCTCTAAGACTCTCCTAATCTAGTAAGATCCTCTGAAATAGCCTCTCTTAAAAATGAGAGGCTATTTTTATTAATAAATAAACTATCCATTATTCTAATGAGAGCTTATATGGAACCTGAATTCCTGAAGACAGATAAAGACGATCTAGTAGACAGTGGTTTACCTAGGGAGTCTCCATTTAGGGAAGATCAATGCCAGATTAAATCTTCTTTACTTCATAGGAACGCAGATGCCTTCAATGATGAGATGTCTCGAAAATATCCTTACTATGATAAGACATACCATACTAAGCCTGGAAGAGATGGTGGTAATCCGTTCGCTTCGAAAAGAAATGAAGAGGATCAGATTGCGACTCAGGGTAAACCTCAGGAGACTCCGCATGAATTTGAACACTCTGAAAAAGATGAAAAGTGGCTCAAAGAGATGGGCGTAAAACACAGCACTCCTAGAAAAAATGATCTAAAGAAAGAGCCGGTGGATCTTCCTCCTCGTGAAGACTTAAAGAATTACGGTTCTCAAGAAGCTGATGCCGAATTAGATAAGGACAATGGTAATGATCCGGATCTAAGAGTCCAATCTTCTTTACTAGTCCGTTCTTACAATCATATGCTAAATAAGACTAGAACTGCTAAAAAAGTAGCTGCTGTAGCTTCTTTAAAAGGTTTAACCTCAAGTGTTAAGTCTTATGACCAGCATCTAATTGTTAATATTCCCCGTAATAAAACAGCAAATCTTGAATTTACTTCTGACAAGATTGCTAAAATGGAAAATGAAATCTCTAAAGCGTTACAGGTAAGAGCAAAATACTCGCATTTCCTAGTAGATTCGTCTTATGACGGAATCGCATTAGAATTTCTTTTGGTGTAAAATATGTCATTTAACAAAACCGCAACAGCCGTATTAATTGACCCCGTGTACTCTGTAGAGGCATGGGAGAAGTTGCATGGTCCTAAAGCTTTCGGGCGTAAAACCGCTTCCTTCAGTAAAATAGCTGCTAATACCACTAAGTATCTTTTGAGTCACACTACTATCATGTCCTCCGTAATGACCGAGGATGCTNCAGAAGATTATCTCATTAAACCAGAATNCTCCTATTTGATTAATCAAAATGAAGATGGTTGGGAGAATGAAGTCCTAAAGTTAGCCTATAAGTCTTTCGTTGGCGCATTCAATTTCGTAGAGCATTTACAGAATAGCAAACATGCTAAAGGTCATATTATTGATGCTATTCTCAGAAAGATCAATATAACTCCTGCTGTATGGGTTTATTTTGTCGATCTATTAGTGGCTACCGATCACGCTCATACTCAATTAGTCGCTGATATTCGTAGCCGCAAAACTAAGTACATGTCCATGGGATGTGTAACGGATCTTGTTATTTGCTCCTATTGTGGCCATCATGTCAAAGAGGATGGAAATTACTGTAATCATTTAAAATACAGTAAGGGTCAGTTTATTCCAGATCAAGACGGAGTTTCTCGCCGTGTAGCAGAACTTTGTGGTCATAAATCTCTTCCAAATGGTGGTGTAAAGTTCGTTGAAGCCTCTTGGGTTGGTGTCCCCGCCTTCCCCGGAGCCTCATTAAGAGAGATAGTTGCTAATAGTTGGGAAGGCCCTAAAACGGCTTTTACCAAAGATGCTAGTGACTCAGGTCAACGTAAAGCCGCATCATCTCTGATTCTCCCTGATTCCAGTCAAGTTATCGCTGACCTACATAGACTACTCAAGTAAGGTAAATTTTAAAATAAGCAAGAAGTAAACTTTCAACATCTATAAAGAAGAAGTTCGAACTTTTCAATCACCAGGAGTCTTAACATGACCGCTAAAACCTCTCTAAGAGAAAGAATCGCCGCTCTAAAGTCAAAAGAAGCTGCCCCCGTATCCAAGTTTTCCGCCAAGGAAGCCAAGACTCGTGTTGCTGCATCCTGGACTATTGCTAAGACTCTACTTCCCGCTGCCCCAGCAGAAGTTCAGTATAAACTGGCCTCCTCTCTTCTAACCAACTCTACTCTTGCTTTATCTTCTATTCTACGTCAAGCTGCTGTTAATGCACATTACACCAAGCTTGCCGAGAAGCTAGAAGAGATGCACAAGGTTGAGCTAAATGAGCTAATCGAAGATCCTTCTCTCTTGAACAAGATGAAGAATGAAGTCGAGAAGGAACTCAAGGGCGAAGCCAAGAGTGCCAAGGTCAAGGTCGCTGAAGGCGAAGATGTCATCAAGGACGTTCAGGAAACTGAAGTTAAAGAGCCTGACACTGATGAAGTTCCCGCTCCTCCAATGGAAGAAGCTCCTGCTGAAGAGGAAGCTCCTGCTGAAGATGCTGCTGCCGCTCCTGCCTCCCCTGAGGAAGCAAAGAAGGAAGTCATTCAAGAGCAGATCGAAAATCTAAAAGAAGATGTTGCCGCTCTAGAAGCCGAAGTTACTGAAGGCGAGGAACTAGATTTCTCCGCTATCTTTGACGAAGATGGAATGAACGATAATGTTGACAATCTCGCTAACGAAGATGAATTTGATGGCGAAATCGAAGCCGCTGCTGATGATTTCTTCGGACCCTCTTCTGCTAAGGAACTCGAAGGAGCCCTAGACACAGAAGGTATGGAATTCGCTGATGCCTCTGATTTCTTCTCCCACAACGCTTCTGTAAGCTCCATGGATGCTCTATTCGTGACCGCTGGCAAAGAAGGCATAGTCACTCCTGGTGAAATGGGCGACAAGATTATCTCCAAGGGTAACGTTGCTGATGCCGAAGAGGACCATGAAGGCGATGTTCTTCTAGATGTCCTAAATGGTATCAAGGATGAGGACTTCAATCTAGAAGGCTACAAGAGAGACACTGAGCCTAAGTTTGAGAAGGCTGCTAAGAAGAAGACTGCCGCTCCTATCCGCTCACTCGGTAATGTAAAGGCCGCTACTCCTGAGAGAGCTAAGGAATCTGCAATGCTAGCTTCCCTAGTATTCCCTGATGATGAAGCATTCGGTTAATAATTAACCAAAAAAGATAAGTTAGGGCCTGGGAAACTGGGCTCTAACTTTTTATATCTGTTCATTTACAATCGCCCTAGAACCCACCCTGAGCTAAGGTAAGTGGCTAGCTCCTCTGGTTTTACTCTTTTATTTTCAGTGACCGTATGAATCCATTTAAGGCCAGCGGTATTCTTGTTACCTATTTTTAATTTAGAGATTTTCAATTTAGTTGAGTTTGAGCGTTTCAATCCCTTAGTCCCCTTAGTGATATTTAACTTATGTTGCTCTGATTGAGGTGGCATCATCCTTTTACGAGCAGATAAAGACATTTTTTCTTTTGTCTCAGATGAACATTTTATACCCAATCTAGAGTTAGCTATTAAAAGAATGTTGTAGGTCTCAATCTTGCAATCACGAATGTAATCTAGCCATACTTGTTCTTGTTTAAGTAACTGGTCAATTGGACATAATTCAACAATTATCCACATTAATTTCTTATTTCCATACTTATCCCATACTCTTTGCAATCTCTGGTTACTATGCTTTTTATGTAAAAATTCAGAAATATGCTTATTCCACCTATACTTGAACTCCCTGGCTGATCCGATGTACAAAGATCCGGTCTCCTTGTTAACCATCATATAAATACCTGATTTTAGCATAGTTAGTTTATCGTAGTTGTGGCCTAAGAGTGCTTCTCGATGAGACATTTGAACCCCTTATTAAACATTCTAATAGTTTAATACTACATTAAATTTATAAGTAAACGATAAATAAACTACTTAACACTAATATACAAGGACTTTGTTTCTAGTGATCTTGCACCGCGCTGATCCACAAATTCCAAAAAAATATCATAGGAGATACACATGTATCTTGAGTTAGAGTACTACGGCCAGAATGACGGTACTACCGTTCCTGACCTTACCCTTACTGGAGACCCTGGCGTTGACAATCCTGCCTTGACCGCTGCTGGTTACACCTCTGGTGCAATCTGCTCTATCAAAGCTGGTGGTGCAACTACCTCTGGTCTAATCATCCATCCTTGCGATGGTAAAGGAACCGAAGCCCCCTACGGTTTCCTACTCCTTGGAGCAGGCCAGTTCTCCTCCGCCATTACCCCTTCTGGTTCTGGCAAAACCCCTATCGTCCGTGCTTTCCCCAAGTTCAAGGTTCCTGCTGCCCAGTGCCAGGATGCCACTTGGTCTAACTACGCTACCGGCGCTGCTCTTTACTGCGGCATTTCTGCTAATGGTGCTAACACTGCCACTGCCGGATTGTTCGCTCACGCCAATGCTTCAGGTACCGCTGGTGCCAATATCGTGGGTTATTGCACTCACACCCCCACCACCGCAGAGCCATGGCTCGGCGTTGCTTCAGTGCTATAAGAGGAGACAACTACTATGGCTACTCTATCCCGCACCCAAGCACAGACCGCTCAGCTAGGTCAGATTCTAAAGACCGCTGCCGGAAGACAGAAACTCGCTGTCGCCCTAGGACCATCCCTAAGACGTAGACGCGACTACATGAGCATTGCTCGTAAGGCCCTAATGGTTGAAACACTACCTGATGGCGCTCTACCAATCTACGACAAGGAATTCGATGAAACTGGTCGCTCCTTCGTAGAAGCCTTCGTAGTCGGTGAGCAAGGTGGCGATATCGTGAAGTTGGTTAACCCCCTTCGTGTTACCGTTCCTACCTTCGAAATCGCTGCCAACCCAATGATCCCCATCACTCAGATTAAGGAACGTAGATTCGACATCGTTTCTCGTGCCCTAAATCTAGCTAAGGCTGAAATTGGCGCTGCTGAAGACGCATTCGTATTTGGTCTATTTGACAATATCGCAGTGTCGGCTAACGGCAAGGCAACTTCCGATCCTATCTACAACGTGAACTACCCCCTATCTGGAAGCATCACCCCTGATGCAATGGCTGATCTATTCGGTCAAGTCCAGAGACATGACAACTCGGTTGCCTATGTATTCGTCAATCCCCGCGATTACACTGACTTCTTGAAGTGGCATGACAGCACCCTAGACCGTGAAACTCAGCGCCACTTGCTAAAGACCGGTATCATGGGTTACCTCTGGGGCGCAACCGTCCTACAGAGCAGAAAGGTTACCTACGGTAGCGTTTATGTTCTAGCAGACGCTGAATTCCTAGGTGTAGTTCCTGAGAGAGTTCCTCTCACCGTTCTCTCCGCTGATCGCCCTGACCTACGTCAGATCGGTTTCTCGGTATTCGAGATCGCTGGCTTCCTTGTCTTCAACCCCTCTGGTGTTCAGAAGATGCTAGTAACCAGACCCTAATCTCTGATTACGGTTTTGCTTATAAAAATGGCCCTTCGGGGCCATTTTTAATTAATTTATGATTTTCTACTTCCAAATCCCTTACTGTTACAGTAATAGGCTATTAGGGACTATCAGGAGATTTCCAATGCAAAAACAGTATGTTTGTAATGCCACCGTCAATTTTTCAGACCATAAGTTTTTTGTTCGTGCCGGAGACCTCTGCAAGCACAATGAAATTACTAATGACTTTGTTATCTATCGTAACGGTGAGCTTATGGCTACCCTAAAGACCTCAGTAATGGCCCTTAAAGCCATGATGACCCCTGAGACCAAATACTTCACCCTTGTAGAAGAGCAGGCCGCTGTAGCTCCACCTGTGGCCTCTAACGTAGTAGTTGTTAATGAGCCTGTGGTTGATCCCATCATTATTAATGAGGAGGTGAAGGGACAGGTAGATGCCGACTTTCCAGAAGACGATGAGGACGCTTCCCTTGACGAATCTTCCGAAGAAGAGGAAGAGCCTCAGTTGGGTGGAATGGAAGTCCTTGCCGAAAAGGGAGTGACTATGACTCTAGTGGACCTCAGAGAAGAGCCAGCCATTACTTTAACTGCTGGAGCCCCAAACTTCACTAAGGATATTGTAACAAAAGATCCCGATAAGATTAAAGCTATTGCCGCTAAGCAGAAACCCGGTAGGAAACCCGGCGTTGTAAAGACGGTTAAAAGGTAAAGCCTCATCCCTGAAATAGACTTTTTCATTCATATGTAGGGCTTGGTGTATACTTATGAGTGATTCTGAAAAAAGGGTGTGGATTTCAATTCCCCTACAACATTTAGAGAATAGAAAATACAAGGTGGCTTTCTCTATTAAAGAGTTGGTTCAGGAATCTAACGGGTTTTCTAAAAAATTTGTGGGTGGATGCACTCCAATTTTAATTAAATCAGACCCTAAGAACCTTTTTATGAATTACAAAGTCACTTGTACCAAAGAGGATTCAGATCCTCGTGGTCATGAAGTTCGAGTGCAGTTTGATCTATCTAAAATTGATACCTCTTCAACTATCAATAATCTAGATGTCAAATGTTCTTGTGGTTGTCCCGCTTTTCTATACTGGGGGGCTCAATGGAATCTGCACCAATTAGACTCCTTAGAAGGTGTGCCTAGACCTAAGTTACAAGCACCAACAGAAAAACTTGATAAAAGAGATACTTATTTCATTTGCAAGCATATTAAGGTAGTCTCAGATCGTATTACTCCAGCAATTACTAATGTTCTCAACAACATCAAGAACAAAATTAAACTTGAACGTATTCGCAAAGACCAAGAAAGAGAAGTTCAAGAGAACCAGAAAGATGTTGATAGACTGGAAGAAGAGGTTCAACCAAATCAAGAGCCTCGTACACCTCCTCCAGCTAAACCTAAGACTCCTCCAGCCCCAGTTAAGCCTCCAGTAAAAGCTCCGGCTAGACCTAAACCCAATAGGGAACAACTAGAAATGGGAGTTAAGACACCGGCTAGAACTAGACCAGGAGTCATTTAATGATGGATTCAACAATTAAAGCTCAATGGATTGCTAGGTTAACTGATCCCGATAGATTAATTGCTTACGATTATCTCCATCAACCCGGAGGACTATTCGATTGCTTGGGTCTGCTCTGTGATATTTACTTACAAGCTGTTTATCCTCTAGCCTCAGGCCAAGGTGCTTTTGCTGGTAGTTTATTAAATAACATCAAAACATATAGAGATAACGTAGTATCCCAAATCAATACTATCACTCATTCTATGGAATTTGGTCCTAATTTCAATCTGAATAACGGGGTTATTGATCTTTATAAATCTGATATGATTTCCCCTAAGGATAAAAAAGAAATTAAAACGGTATGGAATTATACCGTTTCAGAGCAAATAAGTATTGATGCTGTTGCTGCTGGCATAGGAATCCTAACTGGTCAATATGACACTGCGGTTGAAATTTATAGACAATTCTTAGCCAGCCTAACTGGGCCGGGAGGATGGTCGGATGCTACTAAGAATTGGAAAACGGATTATACTTCTGTAGATACAAGCGATAGTTGGATTTTGTCTAATGATGGAACTTACTATCTAATTGCAAATTATTTTGATAAGCTCCCTGAAGAAGTTCAAGTATGGTCCGGTCTATTCACTCAAGATCCCACATTAGAAGTAACTGATGCTTATGGATTTCACGGATCAGCTTTGCATCCTGGTCCCCCAATGTGGGTATCTCTAAACAAGATTCATGATGGAGAAGTTCAAAAAAATGATGACACTGTTGTAGCTGGTGGAGTGGCCAGACCATATACCATGATGGAAATGGCTATGCTTATTGAGCAGCAACTGTAACCACAGCACGGAAATAGACTTTCTAATTCTAACAATGTAGAGTACAAGGAGTCTATATTATGGCTAAAATTGCCGCTAACGACAACATTGCAATGAACAAACTATATGCATCCGAAGCCGAGAAAGCTGGCGTAAAGACTGCTGCGGTTGAAGATGTTCAGGCTTTTGAAGACCACGCAGAATATGTGGAAACTCTTGAGTCTATCCTAAAGGATGACAAGAAGGATTCTTGGAAACCTAACGATCTACTTCTAGACTAACAGATCGAGGATTAAATGACCCGCCATCCACTTCTCGATGCCCTTATTGTGGCAACTGCGGAGCCCTCTATGTCCCTTAAAACGGGATCTTTGTTGGCTCCCGGTTACGAAGGTGTAGCTAAAAATGGGAAATCTTTCGTTATCCTTGCCACTAGAAACATTAGTGGTAAGGAAAACTTTATTGCCAAATTTGAAGATGGCAAGGAAGCCCCATTAGCTGAAGAAGATGTCATTCCTTTTACAGATATGGGGGATGATCTAACTCCTATGGCTAGGATTTCCGCCTTAGTTAGATTGTCTTTCAATCCCGATTTTGACCTTTATGTCAAAGGCGCTATTGAATCACATAATCTTCCTGTTGATCCCTCCATGGATTGGGCCAAATGGCTAGAGTCTGCTTATAGAGGCGCTGTAAGCCCCCTTAAAGCAGAGCTTCGTGACGAAGCTATCCATCACATGCTGATTGATAATCTTTATCGTTACGATGCTCTTGCAAAATTTGACCCTACACGAGTTGGAGATCAGAGTTTACCCCTTGAAAAGCAGGTATCCTCTTATCTAAAGGGCTACTTCAGTCAGCAAAAATCCGACTGTGTTAACTGGATCAAAAAGACTTATGGCGATGCCAGTAAAGAGCTTATGGTCATGGATGATGAGGAACACGATTTCTTAAATAACCCAGAGTACTCAGAAGAGGATTCTGATTTCGCCGGATCAGTAGACAGCATTGATAAGGAAAAATTCAGAGCCGCTTTTGGCGAATATGCTAAGAGACAGCTATCTCCTGGTAATCGTGAAAAGGTTATGCTATGCGCTAATCTTATTCTAGATATGAAGGCCACAAAGCCAGGGGAAGTAATTGAAGCTCTCGCTGACAAACTTAAAATAGAGAAAGGTGCCGCCTCTAAGTTATTCTTTAGCACTTTACCTCTAATTATTGACCGTTTTATGAAAACACCAGAGGGAAAGGCCCTCAATACAAAGAAATCTCATTTGGAGGATTTAAACATGCGCCCAACCCGTTTAGCTAGAAAGAAAACTGCTGATGAACCAATGAAGTGTTCGAAGTGTGGCCAAAATATGGTCAACGGACAATGCCCTACTTGCAATGGCAATGAAAAACGTGAAGCTGAAAAACAGCAACAACAGCTTAACCAGAACAAGCCTGCTCCAACTGGACCTCAGACTAAATCTTACGGCTCCGACACTGAGGCTAATAAGGCCGCTGCTGTGAAAACTGCCGAGACCGAAGGAACTCCTACTGCTTGGACTGTCGATAATGAGCGTATTTTACCTCATAAAGAGGGTGAACCTGATGAAAAGATCAAGGTTTCTTCTAAGTATGCTGCTCTTCGTCTAGTAGCCGAACAAGAGCCCCAGGCCCTATCAGAAGCTCTTGTAGAGCTATCTCAAGCATTCTCTACCCTAGCAGAAGCCTCCGAAGCTCTAGTAGAGAATTTGGATCTAGCCCCAGTTCCAGAAGAAGGTACCATCAAAGAAAAGGTTGCCTCTAAGAAAAAGTTTGCCTCTGCTTTGAGAAAATTTGCTGAAGATGCTCCTGAGAAAGTAGAAGAAGCTGTCAAAGAGCTTTATAGCTCCTTAGACGAAATTGCTTCTGCTATGGAAAATCTAGCCGCCAATCTTGGTATTGATTTAGCTACTGAAGAAGAAGTTTTTGACGATGCCTCCGAAGTTGAAGAAGAAACTGGGGAAATTGCTGAAGATGTCCCTGCTATTCTAGATGAAGTTGAAGCTGAGAACGATGAAGTCCCTCCTGCTGCCCCAGTAGAAGAAGCCTGCATTGTGGGCTCTCTTCGTGATAGATTAGCTGCTCGTAAAGCTGCTCGTTTAGAAAAAAAAAGTTCCAAGGTAGTCTGTAACACTGAATCAGGTGGTGTCTGGACTGAATATAATAAAGGTGATGAACAGGCTTTAATGAAGGCTGCTGAAGGGACTAAGTGGAGCTTAATTGATCCACAGATGGCTGCTAACTATCTAGCTAAGGGTCCAGTTTATGTTCTATCAGAAGGACCAGAGTCTTTTGCTGCAATGGAGCATGGTGGTAAAGTTTTCGATGTTGAGGATAAACCTACTACCTTCTTTGATGAAGAAGTCGCTGAATTGAATAAATGCCTAGAAGGTGGAACTCCCACTCCCGTTGTATAAATTAATAAAAATGACCTCTAAAGTGACAAAGATGTTAAAAGTCTTTGTCACTTTTTCTTTATAATAAGTATAGGTATAATGAGGGCTAACTAAATGGCTTAAATGCCGAAACTTAGGAGAACAATTTTGGCTGGAATACGAAAATACAAAAAGCAATTGTATGAAATTGGAGTGTATGGAATATTGAATACAATTACAGGAAAATGGTATATTGGATCTTCAATTCTCCTTTCTAAAAGAATGGGGGTTCATTTAAGAGATTTACGCAAAGGAACTCATCATTCAACTAAGCTTCAACGATCTTATAATAAACATGGTGAAACAGCGTTCGAATTTAGAGTTTTGTTAACATGTAGCAAAGATCAAGTAGAATTTTTTGAGAACAGAGCTATTAAAGGTTTTGATTCTTATGTTAATGGTTATAACGTAGCGCCCGAGGCAAAGGGTGGATTTATGCGAGGAAAGAAGTGGAAGGATGACGATCCAAGGAGAGCCGAAGATTTTAAATGGCATCTGCATACTGAAGAGACTAAAGCTAAAATAAGAAGAAGTATATCAGAGATGACCCCAGAGGCTAAAGCCCTTAAAAACAAACGCATAGGTAAAGCAAATAGCAAGCCTAAAAGCAAAGAAGGCGCAGCCAATATAGCAAGAGCCTCTTTTATAAGACTCCATGATCCCACTTTTGCCAAAAAACGCTCCGAAGATATTAAAAAAGCCTGGGTTACTAGACGAGCAAATCAATTAAAAAGGAGTAAAAATGAGCCCTGAAATCTCGCAATATTTCGATTCCATTGTAGCAGATAGGGCCTTGTTACTTGATCCTGATGATTATCAGGGGGATCATACCCTATCGTTAGAAACACAAGCAGATATTGTAGCTCAGGATATTTCAACTTATATTTTTGATAACTTCAGAGATTTCCTAAATATATTGAAGTTCTTATCTCCTGAAGATCAAGAATTGCTCTTAGGTTATTATATCCTATCCAAGACACAATGGTCTCTTGCTAGAGTCCATAATTCCACTCAGACAATATGCAGCTTCAAACTGAGGTTAGCCATTAAGAAATTAGGCACTTATATGTTGCTTGGAATCCCCACAGCCGATAAGATCAATGAGATTTTAGAGAAATTTGGGAGAACCCATTATAATGATGATATCAGATTAGCCGATATTATTGATTACTATTCCAAGACTAGATCGTTTAAAACTGTAGCTCTACATTTCAAACTCAAACGTCCCGATGTGAGAAGAGCAATGTCAATACTATCCAAAGAATTAATGGATCATAAAGACATTCAAGTTCTTGCTCTGGGCGCTTTTGTTTTTGGTCTAATAGACAAGGCATCGGCTCAAGGTAAAGGGTTATCAGCCAGAGAAAGAGCTAAGATCAGCCCCATATACAGGCGCGATCCCCCCATTCTTGGAGAGTTTAAAGTTGACGTTACTGATAAATATTTTGATCATTTGCTCGTGACCAAAGCTAACTATTGATAAATGCCTTCATTTTAGGACTTTCCGGTTCTATACTAGAGTGGAGTTATAGATGTATTCCGTTGGTCAAAAAGTGCATTACTTAAAAGTGTCGAGCCCTTCTACTGCTGACTCTGTTACCGTTTCGGGATTAAAAATAGCTGCTTCCAGAGGTCTTATTCGTGTTGCAGGTAATGTATTCGAATGCCCAAGTTCACAGGATTTATGGAAAGTTAATGGAAATAAAGTAATCCGTTTATCTGCTACTGAAGTAGACAACAACGAATCTCTAAAGCCTGCGAATAAAGTAAACCCCTCAGGATATCTAAAAGACATCCTGGCTGAACTAGAACTATAAGAGAGAGCCAAATGACAAACAAACAACCCAAGTACGCCAGCCTATTGGATCAATTTCTTGATGAAGTTGAGCCAGACTATTCTTCGCTAGGATTGAAGACCCCTAAAGCAATTGGGGATCAGTTCAGAGACCTTAGCGCCGATGAAGCTGATATGGCTTTCCTAGATGATATTGCTGGACACTCTAGACATACTCCATGCCCTAGTGGTCGTACCTCATCTTATACCCCTCGCCAGCTAAATAGTAAGCATGAAGCTGATAATGAAGGTGTATTAAGTGAAGTAACTCAGACTTTGGCCAAAGCCGAAGGAACAACTGTAGAAAAGAAGAGCCTAAGTGACAGCGAAATTCAGATGAGGGTTAAGCTCTTATTGAATCTTGGTTATACTCAGGACAAAATTGCTGGCTATCTAAATAAAATTGCTCTAAACGTGCTAGATACTTCCCATGGTTTTGGTGCAGATTTTGCCAAAGCATATGCTGAAGGTGCTGGCCTTCTTTATGTAGAGCCAAATTTTTTCATGAAATCCTGTAAAGCTTCTTATGAAAAAATTAAAAAGGAAGGCTCCTTCCGTGCCTTATCCGTTAAAAAGATTTCCGCTTGTAATGGTTGCGCTCATAATCAATGTGGCTCTTGCACTCTCTATCGTAAGCCAATTGTTGCATCTGCTAAAGATGTAGAAAATGTTCTAAGAGCAGAACTAACTAAGAAAAACATAAAATGCGCTTCTTTAAAAGAGGGCGTTTCTAAGTTAAATGCGAATACTAGAGTTAATACTCCAGCTATTACTGCAACTGCCAATAATGGAGTCGCTAGAACAGCCGGAGATAAAGGTAACATCACCAGAAAAGAAGCCTCAGTAGCTGAAATTGGAGCCGCTGTTTCTTCTGGAGTGCCAATCGCTAAGGTATTTAAGGTAGCTTCCGCTACTTATGGTAAGGTATCTGCTGCATCTGCTGTTAAAAGATACATTGCTGGGCTAAAAGAAAGCAAGGCAAAGATTGTTCTTGCTGCTCTAGATTGCTCATTCCTAAAAGGTAAATTAGCCTCTTCCAATGCTATTGTTGGTGAGAGAAAATGTGCCTCTTGCGCTTTCAGAAATGGTATGCATTGTGGTATGACTGGTGGGACTTTGCTCTCCTTCCCTGGTATGAAGAATGCCTCTACCAATAAAATCTCTCACGGTAATGAAGTTGATGGAAGAGAGATGTTATTCGAATATGATATTTTAGACACTCAAGAGGATGTCCCATTATCCATTAATGAGGATAGGACTGATACTGATGTTGAACTAACTACTACTTCAAAGATTGATATTGAATAATGAGAGAAGATTCGGTTATTATCCTAACGGATTTAGATGGGGACAAAGGGGCCACAGTTCCACCGGCACCTAAAGCTGATCGTATGCTAGAAGTTCTAGATATGATCAATGACCCCTATAAGCCCGTAAGTGATATCAATCGTATTGTGGCGGCTGAGTTGTCCTCTGTCATCTCGGATATGGGAAACCTATCTCAGACCGATCAATGGAAGATAGGCACCTTAAAAGAGCGTGTAAAGGCCCTGAGAGAGCTTGCCAAGACTCTAGCTGACAATGAAATCCTATCGAAGAAGGATATCCTCAATTTTGATGGTCCCAAGTTCCAATTTGTATTCCAGGAAATTACCGCTAACTTCAAAAAGTCAATGAAGGAGTCGGGGTTACTAGAAACTCAAATCAACGAAGTTTTGAGAAACTTCCGCGATATTATGGCTAGTAAAGAAGTAGAGTTAAGGAAAGCCACAGATCGTGTGGAAAGCACCTTCGTTAATAAGGGGATATAATAATGTCTAATGTGCAAAAGTCTTTCGTTACAATGGGGCTTGCTGCCGTTCTGAGTAATGTAACCAATTCCGTCATTGAAGCAGAAAAAACAGCAAAATCGTCCAAAGAAATTCAGACGATGCATATTCTTCGTCCCGGTCTAAGACAGGATATCTTTATTGGTACCCTAATGGTTATTCCTCCCTCCATAATGGACGATGCAGATAAGATTCCTCTTCCTTTATTCAAAGGCGCTGTAGTCAATCTATTCAGTGGAGAAGAGGCTTCTGCTCTCGAATCTCATCGTTTGGCTGAAACCGAATTTGATATGCTAGGTGATAAAGAATTTGCTGTATTCAAGGATAAGCTCTTCAAAGATGAAGAAGGAAAACTCGGTTGCTTGTGCGTATTTTTACCAGCTTGGGCTAATCCCCGCGACTACGCTGGTTTCAGATTCGTAAAAGACTCCGAAAAACTGGAACAACTAATTCGTCATCTCGTATTTGGTGCTTATTTCCGTCCTTCCTTGAGTGCCATGTTTGACATTCTAGAAGAGAACCAACTCAAGCTAGATGTTGCTCATATTGAACACGATCATATGGGGGGGTTCACGGATCTTCTATCTAATTCTAATACTTATCCAGTATTGGAATCTGGTGCTGGAGAAATGAAAGTTGCATCTAAGAGTGGTCGTAAGCCATTTATCCGTTTTGCTGCTTCTGAAATTGATGCCATTAAGGGTGAGGTTCTATCCAAGGATGAACAAGCCGTAATGGATCAATTGACCAATGATATTGTTAATAAAGCTGCTTCTTTAGTTGATAATGAAGGTGCTAGTGGGATAGAAAATACCCCTGATGCACTACCTAGAAAAAAGCGTGTAGACGAAGCCCACGCCTGCCGTAAGTGTCATGAAAGCCTTGACGGTAATAAGAGCGAATACTACTGCGACAAATGCAATATGCCTCTAAAGAAGTACTCTACTCTTGATGACACCATTAATTCCTCTATGGTTCGTTTTGGAGAAGAGCCTGAAGATGAGCAGACTATCACTGAAGCTCCTTCTGTTATGGATGAAGGAATGGTAGACCGTATCGCTGCTGATGCGGAAATGGCTATTGCTGATAACTATTTAGCTGAAGGCGATGCTCTAGATAGAGTAGAGAATGTAGATGATGAAGCCTACGAACAAGCTCTTGAAATTGCTATCTATGAGGCTATGGAAAAGAACAAGGTCCCTTATCACGAAGCAGAAGAACTTGCCAAACAAGTTAAAGCCAGAATTATGGGTCAATATGCTCCAGAAGAAGTAGTAGATGAAGTAGAAATTGCTGATGAAGGTCTTACTCGTGACCTAGACAATTTCTATGATGGAACCATTGATTCCACTGAATTTGAATCCCAGCCACATGCCTTCACCTCCTCTGTTGAAAAGATGTCTATGATGGACTTCTTCAATAAATGTGAAAGATGTGGGGCTTTAACTAGTGTTCCCCCTGGATCAGAACCAGAAGGACATGGGACTATTTGTGCTGATTGTGCTGCTAAACCAGCCGAAGAAGCCCCAATGGAAGTCACATCCGACTATGATCCCAACTATCAGGGTGAGCAAATCGTTGTTGACCCTCTTGATAGAAGTTACCCAGAGATGACCGCTGATGAATTTGATGCCCTAAAAGAGCATCACAATCAGAAAGCCATGGACTGGGAACAGGCTAAGGCTAAAACAAAACTTGCTGAAAAAGAAGAAAAATACTTCGAAGTAGAACGTAAAGATATGGAGAAACCCACTCTTAAATTAGCTGAAAAAGCGGTTGAGTATTTCGATGTAGTTCGTGAAGAAGTCACTTTGCCTGAGGGTGAACCTCTAATGGCTAAGGACGAATTCAATACCGAAGGTTCTAGAGAAGCTATTTCTCCTGAGCAAGTTGACGGTCCCCAGGATACCCCAAAGCCTTCTAAGAAGGATAAGAAAGAGCCTAAGAAGGAAGAGCCTAAGAAGGAAGAGCCTAAGAAGGAAGA